CCATCCTATAAGCAAAAGTTATGGGATGGATACCTAAGACTATTCAATCCGCTATCAAGACAAATGTACCGTGGTCTAGCACCACAGGTAATGGCATGGGCCACCAAAAGAGGCTATACATACTCATATGAAGATGAGGATTATGATACATCGTTTTCTGTAGAGGAAGCAAATGAATTTATTGAAAAACTCAATCCCAAGCATATGCCTAGAGATTATCAGGTCAACTCTCTCGTTCACGCAATACGTTCTAAGCGTCGTATTGTGTTGTCTCCTACTGGTTCAGGCAAGTCTTTGCTTCTTTACATGGTCTCTATGCATCTCCTTACCAAAGGTAAAAGAGGTCTTATCATCGTTCCTAGGTCAGCCCTAGTTGAACAAATGTATTCAGATTTTGAGGACTATTCTGTTAAGAATGGTAAAGACATGGAGAAGTATTGTCACCGTGTCTATTCAGGTAAAGATAAGGTATCTAACAAACCAATCATGATATCTACATGGCAGTCACTACAAAGAATGCCTAAAGAATACTTTGAACAGTTTGACTATGTTATCTGTGACGAGGTGCACCAAGCGCAAGCCAAGTCACTAACAGAAATCGTGGGTAAATGCACCAAGGCAGAGTATCGTCTTGGTGTTACTGGTACACTTTCCGGTGCCAAATCCCATGAATGGCAGTTGATAGGTCTTTTTGGTCAAATCTATAAGGCCACATCATCTGCCGAACTCATGGCTAAAAAGCAATTGGCAGAGTTAACCATTAAATGCCTATTGCTCAAGTATAGCGATGAGGAATGTCGGTATATGAAGTCTGCATCCTACAAAGATGAGATTGATTACATCGTCAGTAACAAGGAAAGAAACAACTTTATTTGTAACCTAGCATTATCATTAGAAGGCAATACGCTGTTGCTGTTCAACTATGTTGATAAGCATGGTAAAGTCTTATATGAAATGCTGCAACAGAAGGTAAAGAATGGCCGAAAGGTGTTCTTTATACACGGAGGAACTGATGTCGAAGATAGAGAATCAATTCGTAAAATCGTTGAAAGCGAGCAATCTGCCATTATTGTTGGGTCCGTTGGTGTTCTTAGCACTGGCACTAACATCGTGGCCTTGGATAACGTCATATTTGGATCTCCTTCCAAGTCCAAGATTCGTAACTTACAATCAGTCGGTAGAGGCCTTCGGGTTAGTGAAACAAAAAAATCCGCCACCCTCTATGACATTGCCGACGACTTTAGCTGGAAGTCCAAAGAAAACTTTACCCTTAAACATTTCTTTGAACGAATCAAAACCTACAGCGAAGAACAGTTCAAGTTCAAAATCTATAAAATCTCAATGAAGGGATAAAACTTGTATTACATTTATGCATACTTAAGACAAGACGGAACTCCTTACTATATTGGAAAAGGTAAGGACAATCGTGCTTGGGATAAGTCTATGCATAAAATAACACATACTCCTGATAATGAGCGCATAGTCATCATGGAGACTAACCTCACTGAAATAGGCGCTTTAGCTTTAGAGAGGTTTTACATTCGTTGGTATGGACGCAAAGATACTGGAACTGGAATCTTGCGTAATCTTACTGATGGTGGTGATGGTGTATCAGGAAGAGTATGGGTTCCTACTGATGAAACAAAAGAAAAAATGAGTCAGTCGAAGATGGGTAATACTAATGCTAAAGGCAACAAAGGACTAAAGAAACCTGCTATAGGTGACGCTCTAAGAGGAAAAAAGAGATTATCCTATAAGAAGCGTGTAGGTAAACCAAGAGGTCCTTACAAAACAAAAGTGAAAGGTTAGATTATGGAAGATGTGCAACCATTAGCAAAGTTCATTCGTCTGACGAATGGTGATGACTTGATTGCCGATGTGGTGGAAACAGAGGATGAAGATGGAATACTATATACTGTTTTCAATCCTCTGAGAGTTGTATATATAGATTCAGAGAGAGAAGGTTATACTGCTATAGCTTTTTCTCACTGGGTCTTTAGTGGACTATGTGATCAACAGGAGTTTGTTATTCATGCGGAAGATGTCATGTTAATTGCCGACCTTTCCGAGAAGATGAACAAACATTATTGGGATTATCTTGAACGGGATAATGATAATAAAGAAAAGTCTCGAATGGATAAGATCAAAGAAGCTGCTGATATCGGATATGATGAAGATTTGTATTCTATGGAAAAGAAAGTGTATCACTAATGGTCGATAAGAACAAGTATATGGACCTCGAAGGAGCGGATGATTTTGGTTTCACTTTTGAGGAAGAACCTGATCTAGCACCAATCACGGACGAAGTAGCCGACCTAAAAGAACGGTTACAGGCTATCAGGAGAATATATCTTCCTTTACTACAGAACCTATCAAAGAATGCCGACCAACCTATCATCAAATGGCCGGATCGTGGTCCTGTGCTTAAGAAGCAGATTGATAAACTGGTGATGCTAACGGAACCAGGATTTGATATTCCAGTTAAGTAGTTGCTTCGCAACTGTCTCGCTTCGCTCGACGGTTGCATTTGGTAGGCAGTTTACTTGGCTGGGGTGGTTACTGCAAAGCAGATTATACACAGATTCCGGAACCTGTCAAGCCATAAAATGCCATTTGACAAAACTTTTTTTATGGTGTATAATGAACAAAATTACAAAAGGTGTATAGTATGGCCAAGAAGAAAAATCACTATGTTGATAACGAGCGTTTCTTAGCAGAGATTGTCGAATACAAGAAGAAATGTAAAGCGGCAGAAGCCGAAGGCAAAGAGAAGCCTCGTGTATCTGAATACATAGGAAAGTGTATCTATCTTATTGCCGAGAACTTGGCACATAAGCCCAGGTTCATGAACTATTCCTATGTTGATGAAATGAAGTCAGATGCCATTGAAAACTGCCTAATGTATTTTGATAACTTTGACTCGGACAAGTATAGCAACCCATTTGCTTATTTCACCCAGATCATCTATTATGCCTTCCATCGCCGTATTAACAAGGAAGAAAAGAATAGATATGTAATGTATAAGAAGTTTCAGGAAAGTGTTTTAGATTCCTGCGTTTCAGATTTGATGCTTGATAATGACGGCAATCATATGATACCCACTACAATGTATGATAACATTAATGACTTTATAGATAGGTTCGAGAAACGAGAAGAAGATAAGAAAGCCAAGCGCAAAGAGAAAAAAGAGGGACTTGAAAAGTTTGTAGGAGAGGATGATGAAGGAAGAGAATCAGTTTGATGTACCATTTCAGGTGCAGACACTAATCACAACATTGAAAGATAAGAAGGAACGAGTTCATATTCGTGGCAACTATCGTATGCGATTAGACGGCATACGTAAGGCCATTGATAAGGCTATTACTGATTATGATGTTGAGATGGGTACGGTTCCTTCCAAAACAAAGAAGGTACCAAGATAATGGATATAGATGATTTTGTCAAAGAGGTAGACCAGAATATAGAATGGTTCTGTGATAAGGTAGTAGAACCTGTTCCTTTAGATAAGCAAAGCAAAGAGAAGATCATGAAGCGTATGATCACCTTAGGATGGCTTCGTCAATCGGAATACGAAACTTACAATGAAGCTACCAAAGAAGATTGACGAAATCATTTTTATGGTATATACTATATCATTGAACTTGTTAATAGACTTTAAGGATTGGGTATGGCAAAGATTGCGATGGTAACTGATACACATGCCGGGGTCAGAAATGACAACCCGGCATTTCAGTTGTATCAGAAGCGTTGTTGGAAATGGTTCTTTGATTATATCGATGAACATGATATCAAGAATATTATTCATCTTGGTGATATGTATGACCGCCGTAAGTATGTGAACTTCATGTCCGCCAAGCGCCTGCGTGAGGACTTCTTTGAACCTTTAGCCGAACGAAACATTGAAACTCATATCATCGTCGGCAATCATGACATGTATTACAAAGATACCCACGAGGTCAATGCCCTTGAGGAAGTGGTGCGTGGTAAGTATGACAATGTTCATATCCATTCTGTTCCTCAAGTAATCAATGTCGGTGGTATTGACATTCAAGTTATCCCCTGGATTACAGAAAGTAACAAGGTAGTCTCCCTTGAAGCAATCACAAAACCTAAAGCAAGTATCCTCATGGGTCACCTTGAGTTGAATGGCTTTACTATGCACAAAGGTCAAATCTCTGACCACGGAATGGATCGTAATGTTTTTGATAAGTTTGATAAGGTTTACTCAGGCCACTATCATCACCGTAGCACTATTGGTAATGTATCCTATATTGGCGCTTTTGGTGAATACACTTGGGCTGATTACAACGATCCCCGAGGTTTTTCGGTGTTTGACACGGAAACATCTGTTCTAGAGTTCATTCAAAGTCCTTATCGTATGTTTAGGATTGTTAAGTATGATGATGTTGCTGATCCTAATATTGTAGAAAGAATACAGAAAACGGACTTTAGTAAGTTCAAAGATTGTTACATCAAGTTGGTTGTCGTCAACAAGTCTAATCCTTATGCGTTTGATTTGTTGTTTGACTCCATGTATAAGGCAGGTCCTCTTGACATTCAAATTGTAGAGGATGCTTCCGTTCTTATCGAAAGTGAAGAAGATTTGGAGGTAGACGAGGCAGAAGATACAGCAACTATCCTAAGAAAGTATGTTACAGGACTCACGTTGCCTGTTGACTCTGACAGAATGAAAGAATTTATGATAGATATATATAATGAGGCCCTACAAGTTGAAACTGTATAGAGAGGTTTGATATGATTAAAAAACATGCGCCTTGGTTGCTGTTCATTCTCGTTGCCATTGGTTTGGTAGGAATGATTTGGAGTGAACCAAAGAAAAATGCCGTGAGTGAAATCGGTTACTCTGACTTTATTGCTCAGGTTGATGCAGGCAGAGTTCATGATGTTACTATTATTGGTTCTGATGTTCATGGTCACTACATGGATAACAGAACGTTTACGACGACTGTTACTGGTGTCGGAAGTCTACTACCAAGACTTGAAGCCCACAAAGTAAACATTACAGTTAGAGAAGAAGGACAGAATGGCTTTTGGCTAAGTCTGTTTATCAATCTTCTTCCTGTTTTCCTATTCTTTGGTCTATGGCTTATGCTATCACGCCGTGCAGGCGGTGGTGCTGGTGGTGTTATGGGTCTAGGTAAGTCAAAGGCAAAACTTCTTACAGAAAATAGCACTAAGATAACATTTGATGATGTTGCTGGTGTAGATCATGCTAAAGAAGATTTGCAGGAAGTTGTAGAGTTTCTACAAGATCCTCATAAGTTTGAAAGACTAGGTGGTAAGATTCCAAAGGGTGTTCTACTCGTTGGTCCTCCTGGTACTGGTAAGACATTGCTTGCTCGTGCCGTTGCAGGTGAAGCAGGTGTTCCATTCTTTAGCATTTCAGGTTCAGACTTCGTTGAAATGTTTGTTGGTGTTGGTGCCAGCCGTGTTCGAGATATGTTTGAACAGGCAAAGAAGAACGCACCATGCATTATCTTCATTGACGAAATCGATGCCGTTG